CAAACTCGCCACCCGGTGGCACACGGGTCCAAAACCAGGCCATCCTCGCCGCACCGGTCACGACCGTCGGATTCATCCCTCAGCCCCTGAATCTCGCACCCCCGCAGATTCTCACCTTGCCGCCGCTTGACGACGACAACTTTCCCAGATTTCCAGTGGATCTCAGGGACCTCGATGCGGAACCACCGGGTCACGTCATGCTCAACGACAATAATCTGACGGAGAAGAGTCGGCTCGGTTTCAGTGCGGGTGGTGTTCTGGCACTCGACGCCATCGGGCCTCAGGAGAAACTCATCGCGGACACGACCGACTTTACACAGGGTGCGTGGACACCATCTTACAAGCAATATTCACTGTCCGTCGTGTATCAACAGCGCATCCCCGTGCCGGGCACAACCTTCATCCGACGCACGGAACCGGGTGTCGCGGTGGTCGAACTCCGTCCAACAGAACTCGGCGATCTCTTTTCAAACATGCACCTGCAGGTGACCCTACCAGCCCTGAGCGCGGGCTCTGCCTACACGAACCAGATTGGCCGGGCCCTCATTGAAAAGGTGGAGTTTATCGTAAACGAGACCGTCATAGAAACCATATATGATGATTGGCTCGTGATCAGAGATCAGACATTCCTCGACTATGACGAACAGGTTGGAATGCTGAACCTCGTGAATGGTGGCCAGGCGAATCAGAACCTGACACCCTCAACGCCCCTCAACCTCCTCATCCCGCTGGAATTCTTCTTTTGTCGCCGGCACAGTCACGAGAACAAGGCGCGTGAGAGGCTCCGCCGCCCCTACTTTCCAGTATGCGCCATGTGGGCCCAGAAGATTTACATCCGCTTCACGTTCAGGCCGCAGACCTGGTTCACAAACGCACCGGGCACCATTGACCTCATCAATCCGTACATCGTCCTAGAGTCCGTGCGTCTCACGGATGCCGAGCGCCTGTACTATCGCAACCAGCCCCTGCGCTACATCGTTCCGACAATAAAGAAAGAGTCCACGGCCGAGTACAATCAGGGGGCTGTGACAGCCACGCTCACCGCCAACTTCCCCGTGCAGCTCTTGGCTTGGTTCATCCGCAACAAAAATTATGAAGGGACCCAAAATTCCAACTTTTACGACGTGCGTTATCTGTACGGGTACGCGTCACAGTACATCACGGCTGCAGTTCCCCTGTCCTTCCCGACTGGTCAGGCTCAGTACATTGACTCGATCGAGACCGTGAAGATTACCATGAATAACGTCGACATCCTTGACACGTTCGCCAACGGCACGTATTGCTCGTTCATTCAGCCCATGGAGCACGGTCTGTCCGTGCCCCAAAAGAATATCTATCTGTATTCATTCGGTCTAAATGTGACTGAATACAACCAGGGTGGTTACATTGATTTTTCAAAGTTGAATTCTCAAACGTCAAACCTGACGCTCAAGTTTTTGCCAGAGCTTGCGGCGACCATCACACAGTACGCGCTGTATCTGTTCTACTATGGATACTCGGTTCTGGAGTTCCAGGGTGGCTTTGCTCGTATGGCTTATTTGTAGTCATGTAGTCTATGATTCCATTGGTCAGGCACCACTTGATGAAGTTGAGCTGGGCGACGGTCGTCGTCAGGCCCTGAAACTGTATGCGCTCGGTCCGACAAAAGGGATCAAAGAGCTTTTTCGAGTATCCGTCGAGACTCGACTTGTAGGCCACGTGTACGGTGAACGCACGCCCGGCCGGAGTCGTGTACGTGACGTGTCTATTCTTGGCGTAATTGGTGATGAACCACTCCAAATTACGCAAAGAAATACCTTGACTTTTAGTCGTGAGGATGTCGTGCAGCCGTCGGGCGTTGACCGGGTCCTCGTAGAAGCGCGTGAGGGACTCGAGCAACAAGTCCGACTTGCTCATTAATTTAGAAGAACTCTAAATGTTTAACTGTCTTGACCTTTTCACACGCAGGGCATCCTGCCAAGTACATGGGCGGGAGGGTGTGCGTGTGCTGCGGGCCCTGTGGAACATCGGCCTCGAGGGGGCGCATCGCGATGACCGGCTTTTGATCCTGATGCATCTTGCAGTACCCGTCTATCCGCGCGTGACGTGTACACCGCGTGCCCTTGCCCACCAGGCCCAGACATTGGTCCGTCTTGACCTCCATACAAGCCACATCCTTCATGAGCTTTTCAAATGGTAGCCGGTACGTTCGGGACACGTGCTGCACGACGTTGCTCAGACGCTCGCTCACGCGCCTATTGACCTCATTCTCGAGAATGGCCATGATCTGTTGCTCCATGTGGTGGCGCCTTGATTACTTGGCGATGGGCTTCTTAAAATACGCATCGAGCGTGCGCATCTTGGGATCGAATGTGCCCTTTTTGTTCCCGGCTGTGGCCGCCGCAAAGATCGTCCTTTCGGGGTCCGAACCGACCAGAGGCTCCAAGAGATCACACACGGGCTTTTTGAGCTGGTTCGTGAAATAGTACTGGTAGTCGAGAGGGACGCCCTGCTCCCTGACCCACGTGGGATCCTCCGCCTTTTCCGTGAGCTTACCGTTTCTGGGCATCAGAGCCACCACAAACGGGACGCGATCACCCTGCTGTGGCTCCGAGCCTGGTGAGCGCGCCTTGATCTTGTCACGGACCGCCACGTGAGGCATCGCCACCTTGTATTCACTGGCGAGCTGCTTGCTCATCATGAGCTTCTCCATAGGAATCTTACCCGCCACGAGGTCAGCCGACGCCTCGCGTGCAAACTGTATGACTGGCCGTGGATCGTCGGAGTCGAGGATCATTCCAAGCAGGCTCTTGAGAGTCTCGCGGACGTACGGACAGCTGTCACGCCGGACCACCTGCAGCCCCTTGACGTCAATCTTTTTGAACTTGACGAGACGGGTCCCATCCTCTTTCAGGACGGGTCTCCCATCCCTGTCCGACACCCCTTCATACATCTTGGCCGCGTAGCGCTTTTTCGAGTACAAAAAGTACGGACAGTAAACCTTCTCGAGTTCCAGATCGTTCGGGGCCTTGAAGAGCTTCGTGCACGCCTCGGCCGCAATCTCACCCTGGATCCACGAGTAGTCTATCGCATCCTGACCCTTCCGGCCCTGTACGTCAAACTCGACCATCACGGAGTCGGTATCCCCATACCTCACATTGGCTCCCGGGAAGTTCGCCTCTACGTAGTTCTTCGTCTCTTCGATCATCTGCCGGCCTCGCATGGTGACGGTCGACGCGATCGGCACGCACGGGAGCATACCCTTGGACGCGCCCGTAAATCCGTAGATGCTGTTCATGCTAATCTTATAGGCGAGCTGCTGACCGTTGTAGACCGCCTCCATGGGTGTGCCCTCGGCCGCAGCCATGAGCTTCTTGGCCTTTTTGCGGAAAGCCTTGAGGTCCGTGAGGATAGTGGGCAGGAGGGAAACCACGCCCTGCGCAAACTTGTGGGGCCCGAACGTCTCGTACTCGACGCCGGGAAGGTTGTCGTACTTTGGGTCCATGACGAGCGTCGAATAGCACAGGTTGTGAGCGACCATGATGCTCGGATACAGGCTCGCAAAGTCGAGGGCCGTGATGGGGCCGTAATACGCACCCGTCTGTGCGTCAAGGACGGTCGCACCCTCGTACTTGTCGTCGGCGCTCGGTCCCTGCCGCCTGAATGTCGGGATCAGGAACCCGAGCTGTCGGGCCTTGTAGGCCATCTGGCTAAACACCTTGATCTGCTGACCGCGCTCACTCAGAAATGCCAAAGGGACCCAGCACGCCTTGGCCATCTCAACGAGGTTCTGTATCTGGCAAACCTTGGCCATGATGGCGTGCGGCAACTCCGTGTCCTTCAGACAGTACGCGGCAACCTCACCGAGGCGTGCCGGGTCACCCTCTGCAAAACGGCTGAAAATCTCCTTGACCGGCATATCATTCTTCTGATCGTTCAGAAAGTGCTTGGACACGTTGTTCAGCGAGTATGATTCGAGCTTGTGCTCGCGCTTAATGTCCTGGAAGAGGTCGAATACGTACCGGCCAATCATCGGCACCATCTTCAGCTCGTTGTTGCCGAGGGCGCTGCTCGAGAGATTCTTGATGACGAGCTCGGACGGCACGTCAGACCTGCGGCCCCAGAGCGTCTCGACCCCGTTGCGCGTCGCGCGCTTGTACAGGTATTCGAGATCGAACCCGAAGA